TGTAAAGCAATAATAGATGAGTGGCCTTCTGGTCCTCGGGGTCCTTGTCGCCCTTTTTGCCGATGTCGTCTCTCTGACTGAAGATCCTCCCATGCTGACAGAAATCAAGCGGCGGTACAAGGTGATCCAGGGGGGTCTTCCACAGGAAGATCGATGGAAATTGATTTGTAAAAAGAGTGCCATCATCACCGGAACTGCTAAACAGAGTGGTATCGTGGGGTCAAATGTTAACAAGGGGTACGAAATTTATATCTGTCTGGATGGAGACGATATAGAGTCCGCGATGTATGTGTTTTTGCATGAGCTTGCTCATCTGACAGTGAGCGAGTATGATCACACGCAAAAGTTTTGGGACAACTTTAGGGATCTTCGGGCGATATGTAATACGCTAGGTGTTTACACACCGGTCGGATCAAAGCAGTACTGCGGCGAACAAGTCAAAGATGACAAAATTACTTTATCAGGTACTGCTTCGCAAAGTAAAACAGAACAGCCGCAACAAGTGCAGTGACCACCATACCAGTCGTAGACAGCTCGCTCGTTTCGGTCAAGAAACGAGGCACGGTCGAAGTGAGCTTCGTCTGCACGGGCTGAGAGAATGCAATCACTGCCACGATGCCAGCAAGAGCAGCCTGAAACTGCTCATCCGTCAGACCAAACGGATTGTTGCTCTTGCGCTTGTCATCGGAAGAGTCGTGTTTGGGTGTGCGCTTATTTCCCATCTGCATCTGAGGTGGGCTGCCCATCACCTCATCCTGTAAAAGTTGGCCTGGACCAGCCATAACCTCCTCGATTGGTGAGGAAAAATCCGCCATTTGAGATTCGTCAACTTTATTTTCAGGCTCGATTTGAAGCAGTCCGGTAGGAACCCCCTTTTTCTCTTCTGCTGGAATCTCTTTGATCATGTCAAGCCCCGCATTCGGATCGTAATTCATCATCTCTGTGTTTACCTACTTTTTTTGACAACAACCGTTGGCGCGCCCCGTGCCCGGGGAAGAGTGCTTGAAGGCGGTGCTGATTGATGTCTCGGATTGTAATGACGCTGGTGATATTGCCAAAATGCTTGACCTCCAACCCGAAAGTTTCGCCGGATAGGCGCCTTGTACCAAAATACCATATCCTGTAATCTATTCGTTTTGCATGTCGTGTCCAGGACGAGACACTCGTAGTTTTCGGTACAGGCATCCATCACTTGGCAAAATGCATCAAAGCTGGGAAACATTCCGAAAAAGCACTTGTACAGGTTTTCACGATTCTGTTTGACATTGTCACGCAAGACAAACACATAGTCTGTGTTGGATCGGATCATAGGAGTCATGTCCATCACATACTGTGTCGTCATCATGAAAAAGATGTTCCAGTGGCGCCCATTCATAAACAGGTTACGCATCACCGTGTCACGCATAAACGCTCGATCGTACATGCAATCGTCCATAAGGATGAATACAGGTGGGAGACGTTCTTTACCGACACGCGCTGCAATTTTGCGTTGACGCTCCATAATCTTTTCGATGGCTTCACGATTGTAGTCACCATACACAAAGAGGTCTGGAATAAACTGTTTGTAGTGCCCGTTTCCATCTTCAGTACCTGACATGGCTATTCCGGCTGGGATGTTTCGTTTGTGCCAAAGAATGTCAGTCACCAGAGTTGATTTGCCCGTACCACGCTTCCCGATGAATACGCATACTCTGTCGTTCCTCATCTTGGACGGGTCGAACTTTTTGATATTAAAGTTCATTCTATATTTTGGAATCAAATTATGATTCAAAATTGAACGCGTACCCTTACTTAAATAAGATCTCCGTGGTTAATAGAGATGTCAGCTGGGTATATCCAGCTGGCTGCACTTGGTCAGCAAGACGCCCTTTTAACAGGGGAACCGAGCCTGACATATTTCCAGGGCTTGTACTCACGAAATACTCCGTTTGTGCTTGAAGCGTACGATATTACATTCAATGGAACTCGACAGGCGTTCGGTACTCAGCAAATCTGTAAAGTTCCGTTCAAAGGGGACATTGTACGAGGTTTGACACTCAAGACGTCAATGCCTTTTTTGAACAATCCAGGGAATGACTGGAACTGGTCTAACATCGCCAGTGAATCTGGATTTATACCTAAAATTACAATCGACAATAAGTTTTTCCGTGCACCGACGACGGGTATCACATATTACTCGACAAATTTACAGTCCCAATTTCAAGCTTCGGTCGGATGGATGAACAATCCCGCATCAGTTCCTTTTACTGTCAGTTCGACGGTTTCTCCAGTGACTGGTACAAGCATCACGATTCCATTTTATACTGGAAATGTACTTCCCAACTTTAACATGTTTGCAGGATACACTGGGACGACCGGCGGTGTGACCGGGACGATGACGGTCGCGAGCTACACGACAACCAGCATCACATTTACAATCAGTTCCCAGACGACATCGAGTATTCCCGCTGGAAACACGGTGTACATTAACGGGGCTACTCTCAGTTCAAATGTCATTTACGATTCAAATGTGAACAAGTTTGCATTCAGGTCATTCTCAAATATCGCAGTCGAACCCAGCCTTGCCACATTTTGGGGTCTAGACCCAAAAAATTTCGACAACATATTACCGGATGGAAATCTAAATTACATAGTTTCGACTACGAGTTCCCACCAACAAGTCCCTTTTAGCGGTCTGACTGTTGCATATGGAGATTTTACTCTGGAAATAGGTGGATGGACTCGTGGTAGTGGTCTTCCATCCGCCGAAAAGAACTCCGGTCTTTTTTTCAAAGTTGAACAACCGGTCATCCCTTCAACAAATGCATCGACACCGTTTCGTCTCGTGACTCGAGCAGGTGATCTTACACCGAATTACCTCTTTTTGGATTTTTCCAAGTACCTTTACATTTCTCAGGTGTCGGGTTCGACATTTGCATTCCAGTCGTCTCTTGGGTCGATTGCACTGACAAAAAATGGCCAGTACTGCATCCGAGGATCGTTCTATACAAACGGAACGGATGCTACATATTCAGTCGGATACGGATTTTCATTGACTGATGGTCACCCTGGTACAGCCAATTTTTTGACCGAACATGTGTTCACCTTGACGGCGTCTTCTCCGACGCCACTCTTCACGATTCCGTTCAATGTCACCTTGCCAGTAGGTGTCTCTACAATGTTCATGTACATTGACATTCGTATGCTGCCCGTCAACGCAGTTCTTCAGCCGGGATCTTGGATCGGTATCGGACCGGTTGATCAGTACTTTACGAGCACATCTGCAGTGGCAACCGGTACACAGGTTGCCCTTCAGAATTTAACTTCATATCCACCAGTCAGTGCTTCGTCCCTGATTGCCATCAATTCCATCACAAATTCAATTACATTCAACCAGACGGGAACTTGGCTCATGACGGCTGTACTTGCTCTTTTGAACAGTACAGTGACGAGCGTGACTGTAAGTTCTGGAACTCGAGGAGCAAACGCTTATACATATTCGACAATTCAAGGTCAAAGTGGATTTCCAACTTTGGACTTTTTAATTCCGATTACAGTCCAGTACACAACACTACCATACTTTATTGACATTACGATGCGCGACCTCTCCACCCCCGTCGCATCTGACCAATTTATGGGTTCAAATGTGTCCTACTTTGCCTTTATTCAGAATACAGCCGTTAGTCCAACGACATCCTTCCCACAAAACGGACTCATGTTTACACCATCGGTGCCATCATTCGTGTTGGCGTCACCTATCAACTTTAGCGCGGCAACATGGACAAAGACTGGAGGTACGACGCAGATTGCTACAAGCGGTTCGCAGGTTGCTATCTATGTCGGCGGCCTGTATTATCTCCAAGCAGTCCTGTGCACGAGTGATCTTCTCAAATCAGTCACGGTGACAGTGACAGGTCCTTCGTCAGTAACAGCGACACATGTTGTGAGTGTTGGTCTTCTGCCTCCTTATACGGTTGGAATTCCGTTTTATGTTCCAACGGCATCTACAATCAATCCCGCACTTGCATCGATAACTTACACAACAACGATCGGCACATCTACAACAACTTTTGCAAATACCGTATTTTCACTTGGAATTCTTGCAAGTAACCTTGTTCCAGTTTATACTTATGTCGATTCAGTCGGCACCTACATGAT